GGTTGTTTGATATCGCGAACATGGCCGAGCCTTGCTTGATGCTGGGTTCCACTGCGGTTCCTAATACTTTAACTATCTTCCTTGTGTCAAAGGTCTTAAAAATGTAAGGCTCGACCAGTGCCGTGGGCAGAACCCCTGAGCGCTCACCTAACTTCAGGTTGAATATTGAAGGTAGCGCCACAGTGAGTGCAAGCAAAGCGGAAGGGTTCAACGCCGCTTGATGTCCATGAGATGACACTAGATGTTTCGTCATCCTGTTGTACTGGGTTACCACTCTTTGCCGGCTGTTGATCTCGCGGTGTGAGAGGGTTCGTGGAGGCAGGGCCACCTTGGGCCGGTTGGAAGTGGTCCGGCTGTTGTTGGTGTTGTAGGCCTTTTTGTTGCTGGGTGCTCTGGACTTCCGCCTGCGGGGTTGCGTAGTTGACTTTAGTCCAACCACTATTTGTGCGCGAGGTTTGCGGTTTCCTTTGGCTTGTGCGGAGGCGGAGGGTCTTGATGTTCGTGGGGTGGGCATTAATTTTCTTTATTTTGCTTGGGGTTAGTGAGTTTGTTGTTGGGCTTCCTAGAAACAGTGATAGTGGCTATGCGGCACCGCCCTTATAGGGGCAGGGCGGGGCGATAGTTTCGACTTTTCCGCGGGTCGGCTTACAGGCCTAGTAGAAGTGTTAGGGTTTAGTTGTAGCTGATAGCTAGTATGACTGTAGTGTAGTGTTGGTGGCCCCTCCCCTCTGCTTGACGCCAGGGGGTTGGACAGAAGGGAGGGGTCAACACTTACCTGCCGTCTAAAGTCGAGTAGTAGTGGTGGTGCTCCGTAGGCAATAAGTGCGGCAATGCTGCCACTTGCCTTATGTATTTAATAGTATCTACAACCTTGATAGGATCTATTTTGTACAATTGTGCTACTCTAAGTATAGTTGTATTGTCGTATTTGGGAGGTAGTTTTGTGAGGCGTTTTTGCGATAGTGGGTTGTAATCGTGGTCTGTTGTGTACTCTATCACTTTGCCTTTATTTGAAGTCTCAGAGTCCGTGTGGAGTGCAGCCACCGCGTTCATGTCGCTCAAAATTGGCACGTGAGGGTACGGGTTTCCAATAGCCACGCCCCGCAACCACGCTGATAAGTGGCAGGTGGGTTCTTTACAGAAGTGATGCTTGAAAGCTCTCCTCCCTATTGTGGGGCCCCAGTACTCCACTCCGCCTACAGGGTACGGTCTGTTAGCCAGGAAGACCATGTCTTCAAATGTGTTGTTGTCATTTTGCGTGACCGTGAAACCGAACCTGTTTAAGTGCCTGGGGATTTGTTTGTTGTCCACTGTTTTGTGGATTGCTACAACCGAGTCATCGCCTGATGCTACGATGAGTGCCATTTTCTCAGTCTTTTGCACTGCCTGTGCAAATTCTTCCGTGTTTAGGTTGAGAAGGTGTTCAAACTCGCAGTTGTGGATGGCTGCCATGCTAGACACGAATAGTGCAGGCATCGAGATAAACCCGTTCAACAGCGATGTGTCTGGGCAGCCGGATCCGTTCTGTTCCTTGGGCGCTTTGTACCGGATGCCACAGCG